GACTGCTTCATAGCCCATCGCTATTGCCAGATGGGTTTTCCCCACACCTGATGGCCCCAGTAATACGATATTTTCATTACGTTCTATGAAGCTGAGTGAGCGTAACGACTGGAGTTGCTTCTGCGGTGCTCCGGTGGCGAATGTGAAGTCATACTCTTCGAACGTTTTCACCGCCGGGAAGGCTGCCATTCGGGTATACATCGCCTGTTTACGTTGATGACGTGCCAGTTTTTCTTCATGAAGCAGATGCTCCAGGAAGTCCATATAACTCCATTCCTGGTCTACTGCCTGTTGTGACAGCGCAGGCGCTGCGCTTATAAGGCTTTCCAGTTGCAACTGCCCGGCGAGCGCCATCAGTCGTTGATGTTGCAGTTCCATCATCACGCCACTCCTCTGCAGAATGAGTCGTAGATGGAGAGTGGATGATGCAGGGGGTGTTTATCGAAGTTCACCAGATTTTCACCAGGATGCACGTCATACTCTTTTTTCTCCGGAGGCAGTGCCAGCATGGACTGCTGCTCTTCGAGCCAGCGATCGCAGGGACGGGCCTGGATTGTTTCATGCTTTCGTTGGTTAGCGACATCGTGCAGCCAGCGCAGACCGTGGCGGTTGGCTGTTTCAACATCGACAGTGATCCCCATCGGGCGCAGGCGAGTCATTAGTGGGATGTAAAAACTGTTACGGGTGTACTGCACCATCCGTTCCACCTTACCTTTAGTCTGTGCCCTGAAGGGGCGACACAGTCGGGGAGAGAAGCCCATCTCCTTGCCGAACTGCCACAGCGAAGGATGGAACCGGTGCTGACCGGTCTGATATGCGTCACGTTGCAGAACCACAGTTTTCATATTGTCATACAACACTTCGCGCGGCACACCACCAAAGAAGCGGAACGCATTACGATGGCAGGTCTCCAGCGTGTCATAACGCATATTGTCAGTGAATTCGATGTACAACATTCGGCTGTATCCGAGAACAGCAACGAACACGTGAAGCGGTGAGCGACCATTACGCATAGTGCCCCAGTCAACCTGCATCTGTCGTCCGGGTTCAGTTTCGAACCGAACGGCAGGCTCCTGCTCCTGAGGAACCGAGAGAGAACGAATGAACGCCCTGAGAATGGTCATTCCGCCACGATATCCCTGGTCTCTGATCTCGCGAGCGATTACCGTTGCCGGGATTTTGTAAGGATGAGCATCGGCGATGCGTTGACGAATATAATCCCGGTATTCATCCAGGAGTGAAGCAACAGCAGGTCGCGGTGTATATTTTGGCGGCTCAGATTTTGCCTGCAAATAACGTTTAACGGTATTGCGGGAGATCCCCAGTTCTCTGGCAATCGCCCGGCTACTCATTCCCTGCTTGTGCAGGATTTTAATTTCCATAACTGTCTCAAAAGTGACCATAAGCTCTCCTGAATCAGGAGAGCAGATTACCCCCTGGATCTGATTTCAGGCGTTGGGTGTGGATCACTATTGCACCGTTCGTGACAATAACACTGTGTTACCTGACTAATCAGAATTTATAGCCGACACCCACGATGAAACCGTCAGTGCGCCAGTCGCCACTGCCGGAACCTTCATAAGCAAGGTCAATAACCACCGTCTCTACGGGACTGAACTGAATCCCGGCATTCCAGGCCGGCGACAGATGACGCGCAGTATGACCATCACTGGCGGTGGTGGTCTCCTTCACATACCCCGGTTTCACTTCATCACGCCGGTAATCCTGAACACTGTCAGACCAGCGGGTGTACGCCATCCCGGCCATGCCATAGAGACTGACCCGCTCACTGAGCTGCCAGACAGGGCCGGCCATCAGACTGACATAACGACCGCGCAGGCTTTCATAATGGAAGGTATTTTCACCCGTCTTCATCGTGTCACTTTTCTTCACCGATGCATAACTCAGCGCGACAATGCCGCCCAGGTGATCCGTGAACTCATAACGGTATTTCACATTAATCCCTTTTAAATCACCTGCACGCGCACCGGTACCGGACAATGCCGGTACGCCGCCCGGGTGAACCTGAGCATATCCCACGGAAAATGCACCGTGTCCGTTTTCAGCCTGTGCAGGAAAGGCAATTCCTGCCAGCAGGGTAGTAAACAATAATATCGTTGCGTATAAATGCCGCATGATTACCTCTTTGTTTTCAGTCAATAAAAAAGGCACCTCCTGAGGTGCCCGTCCGGGTTAATAAACCGTCAGCTGATACTGATCCCTGCCGTGGATTTTTTCATGACCACAACCAGTAAATCACTGATGTACGTTGTCGGCGTCCAGTTGTTCGCACCGGCCGACGACACATTAAACGTCAGGGTGACATGACCCCGCCCTGCCGGCATATCTATCACCGATGAGAACACCCGGCTGACATCCGTTGCCGGTTCATGGAAAATCTCAACCCCGTTCTTCAGCACCTGCAGCTTACAGGTGGAATACCAGTACGACTGCTGATTCGGGCTGTTGAAATTCTGGTGTTTCGTCCCGCGAAACAGCACCGGGGGAATGATAATCTGCCGGTCGAAGCCCTGGTCATCGTAAACTGTGACGGTTACCGTCCCGCTGGCATAACTGTTATTCCGGGGAAAGGCTTTCCCCACCGTCTTCACCAGGTCGCCTTCAATCTGGTTTGCAGACAGTTTCCCTCTGATGACACAGTTCTCGTTAATGGTGACATTATTGAGCGTGCCGGTATTCGCGGTAATTGCTCCGCTGATATCCGCGTTCCTAGCTGTCAGCTTCCCTTCCGGCGTCAGGGAAAACGTCGGGGGGTTGCCGGATGACGTGATACTCGCCGCAAACAGACGCTTCAGGAACACGTCGTTCATGAACAGCTGATTCCCCTGCGCCACAAATAACGGAGTGCTGTTGCCGCTCTCCGGATTTATCATCGCGATACGGTCAGCCAGCAGCAGTATGTTGCTCAGTGGCTGGCCATCAGTATCCTCAATCCCTGCACCAATCCCGGCCACATAGGGAATGCCGTCTTTCGTTTTTTGAACCTTCAGCATGTACAGCGCAGCCAGGTCATCATTTGTGTCCTTCTGCACGCGCTGTATCTGCTGAATGGTGGCGCTCTGGTCTTCCAGCGTTTTACTGACCGTCTGTGTGATTTCATTGCGGGTTTCGGTGATGGTGGTCTTCATCTCCGCCATCTCATCCGCAAGCTGGCTGTTGTCTATCAGCTCCCATAGCCCCTGAGCCAGATGCAGTTTTCCTATTTTTTCCCGGAAAAATTCCAGATACCCTTCACCATCATTGCTGGGCTGCCCGCTGACTTCCACAAACGCAGATTTCCCCACCAGGTTGACGCTGCGCACGTAAAACCAGAAATCCTTCCCGGGCTTAATGTGCGGGCCGGATACACTCCACTGACTGCCGGTCCCCAGATAACGGGCAGAGGTTTCCACCTGAGATGTGTCTGCGATTTTTGCCTCCGAAAACCAGAACTCAAACTGTACCGTCGGGTCATACACCGCAAGACGCGGGACCGCCGTTATCTGAAAATACCCCGGCGTCAGTTCAATGGTGGCGGGTTTTGCTGGCGCGTTAATCCGGAAGGTAGTGGTGGCCGGTTCGCCCTGCTGGCCATAACTGTTTATCGCCCGCACCGTCAGGGTGTATTCCCCGAGCGGCAGGCCGCTGAAACGGTGCTCCGTGTCTGCGGTGATGGCGGTGGTCACCAGTCTGGCATCCGTTCCCTTACCACTGGTCAGGCGCAGACTGAAGCGCACACCCTTCACCACCCGCGGCGTGTCCCATTTCGCCTGCGCCAGATACTGGCCGTCAGCTGCGCTCACCTCCACCGTCAGGTGCTGCACTGCCGGTGGGATGACGCTGTTCAGGGAACCTGACTGCGGCTCAAAGCTGGCCCCGTTATCCACAATGGCTTCTTTTTCCGGTACGTGCTGCACCGCCGTGATGGCAAAGGTGCCGTCCGTGTTTTCCCGGATGGAGACACAGCGGAACAGGCGACGACGCAGTGACGGCAGGGAGAGTCCCCACACCCCGTATGTCTCCACACCATCAGGCAGGGTGCTGACCTGTATCCGGTCCGGCGCGGGGTGTGCAGTGATGGCCACGCTCACCGGCTTACCGCTGCCGTTAATCAGGTTCACCGTGGCGGCACCTGTCTCCGGCAGGGTCACCTCACGGTCCAGTGTCAGGGTGCGGCTGGCGGCATCGATGGACAGGATACGTCCGCCGGTCATGGTCCCGGCATAGTCGTTATCACAGATTTCAATAATGTCACCGGGTGTATGACGCAGCCCCTGTGACCCGAGCGTGAAATCCACCGTCTGCGTTTCCAGCAGTCCGGTCTTTATCACCCACAGCCCGGCACGGTGGGCCTGACCGCGACTGGTGCAACCGAACGCATCCATCTTCAGCAGGTTGCGCCCGTAGCGCAGTATGGCTTCCGGGTCTTCCACCAGTTCCGTGGAGGTCTGCCAGCCGTTCTGCGGGTCGGTGTAATTCACCTCCACCGCCGTGTGGCGGTCCTTCAGGGCGCTGAAGCTGTAGCGAAACCCCACGCCGTTATCATCCACCACCACATCGCAGTTGGTGTACGGCCACACCACATCCGACGGGCGGTCCTGAACGAACGTCAGCGTCTGGCCGTTCCATACCGGCATACAGCGCATCGCCGAGCAGAAATCACTGAGCACATCCCATGCCTTACGCTGTTGTGACAGGTACGCATTAAAGGTCATCCGCGGCTCTGTGCCCCCGAAACCATCCGGGACCGTCTGGTCGCAGTACTGCCCGATGGCATACAGCGCCCATTTGTCCACGTCTGCCGCCCCCAGACGTTTTCCCATGCCGTAGCGCGGGTGAGTCAGCATGTCCCACAGGCACCAGGCCGGGTTGTTGCTGTATGCCGGTTTCAGGCTGCCGTCCCAGATGCCGCTGTACGTGCGTTTTTCCGGGTCATAGTTTGACGGCACCTGGATGATGCGACCTCGGATATGGTAGTTCACCGTCATCTGCTGACCGCCAAACTGCTCCGCATCCACCTGCAGCCCCACAATCGCCGTGTTCGGGTAGCACTGTTTCACATCGATGATTTCGGTGTATGACGACCAGAGCGTCTTATTCTGCAGCTGGTCCGAGGTGCTGTCCGCTGTCTCCCGGACCATCCGGATGTTAAAGGGCCGCTCAGGCAGATTCTCCAGAATCACCGACGCCAGGTACTGTGAGGTGGTCTTGCCGTTAATGGTGACATCCTTTTCCGTCACCCAGTTACCGTTACGCTGCAACTGAATCAGCAGTCGGACAGAAGAGGGATTACGGTCGCCCTTTGAGGTGGTCTCCAACAGTGACTGCACCCCGAAGGTGACCCGCAGGCGGTCAATGTTCGCGGATGTAATGGTGCGCGTTACCGGCTTTGCCTTCGTCACTTCCACGCCCAGTCCGGTTTCAGCTCCGGAGGACTCAAAGCCTTCCGGTGGTGTCTGCTCCTGCTCCCCGGCGCGCCAGACCGCGGTCACACCGTGTATCACAGGATTGCCGTCCGTGTCCGTCAGCGGGGTTTTGTTCACCAGGATACTCTGCAGCCCCTTCACCGGGCCTTCTATCGGTCCCTCACCAATCGCATCAATCACACTCATCATCTGCGTGGATTTGAGATTATCCTTCGCCTCTCGAGGCGTGTGCGCCCTGCCGCCACCTTTGCCCATAATGTTCCTCTCAATTGGTATTATTAATCGCAGTGATAGGATATTGCACAGCTATTGCGCGATATCATCAGAACGCTGTTTGTTACCCTGTAACCAGCAAGCTCAGTCTGTTAACGGAATTAATGAGGGTTTTATGAAATGTAAAATCATTGCTGCCATTGCCATGCTGACAGCAGCATCATGCGGATACGCAGCAGAACAGGAAGTCCCAATGAACCTTGTCAGTGCTGACGGAAAAGAAGTCAGCATTGGAAAAATAACCATTCAGGAGACCCCCTACGGTCTGCTGTTCACACCAGCCCTTCACTCTCTGTCTGAAGGCATTCATGGTTTTCATGTGCACGAAAAAGGAAATTGCGCCCCGGCACTGAAAGACGGAAAACCGGTCGCAGCATTATCGGCTGGCGGTCACTTTGACCCGAAAAACACCGGCAAACATCTTGGCCCCTGGTCTCCGGATGGACACCTGGGCGACCTCCCTGCGCTGTTCGTGACGCATGACGGAAAAGCGAACTACCCGGTCCTGGCCCCGAGACTGAACTCATTAAAAGAGATTAAAGGGCGTTCTCTCATGCTTCATGCTGGCGGTGATAACCATCATGACCATCCGGAGCCCCTGGGCGGTGGTGGTGCGAGAATGGCCTGCGGCATCATTCAATAATCAGTCAGGTAAGGGGCGGGCCCCTTACCTTTATTCCTCAGGACGATAAATCCTTTCTCCCTGAAAAGAACGGCACATCCTCCCTCTCTGAGTTAATGTTTTTGTCGTGACATAAGAATAATTCCTTACACTCAATCTTCGTAACGCTCCCGCAGTTCCTGTCCGTGAGCACTGCGGGATTTTTTCGCTTTTATGCCTGCCGCCCGATAACCACGACCTTTCCGCCCCCGCCTTCATCACGGGTACTGATGTCCTGGGATATACGGCGGGAGCCAACCAGCATTTCCCCGTAAGGCACCGGCATCGGGTTACCCTGGGCAATCATGTTGTCCAGTGACGAAAAATACGTGTTCTGTCTGCCGTTATCCGTGCTTTTGTACTCCGGTACTTTAGCCTTCGGGGCCAGCATCTGAGCCACACCACCCAGAATCATGCTGGCCCCCAGAGAAAACAGCATCGTGGTGGCAGAAAAACCACCGGCTGCCAGGGCTGAACCCCATAACGCCATTGATGCCCCGGCAGTGAAGAAAGAGCCCACGATGGCTGCCGCCCCCAACACAATCTGCAGTCCACCCTTTCCGGCCCCGGCCAGTCGCGGCACAATGTGGATGACCGTTCCCTCACCCAGCTGTTCGTGAAGGCGGGCGTACACCACCTCCGGTGCCGTGTCTTCACCGGCAATACGTATCTGGTACCAGCCTTCGTTCATCTGACGGCGGAATCCCGGCACCTGTAACGACAGCGCCCG